AACCGTATCTCCTCTTGCGTCCCACGCTCTTTCGGGTGATATTAGTTCATAGTAGTCGTCCTCGGTTCCTTTAATTAGTGATGTCTGATCCCCCGTAAATCTCATGTCTCTCATTGACGGAACTTGACGTCCTTTTCCTCTTATTACATCCCATGCATTCATCGGTCCTTGATCCTTAAATGCTTGCACTGATGCAGCATCAGGAACTGTGTAGGCTCCATATTCGCCGGTCCACTTTGGCTCTACGGCAGGAACATATTTTGATATTGGTAATGCGTCTGAGATACTGGTTGTGTAGCCTGGTATACGATCGCTCATAATTTTTGGTCCCCTAGCTGTTGCAACTAAATCCTTTGCATCCAGATCACCGTAGTATTTTTCATTGAACTGATCCGCTGCCGCACCTGCCTTCATGAACGAGAACGGCATTGACGCCAGTCCTGAATACATCGCCGCCTTTCCAGGATGTTTCGATCCCGTCAGCTTAGCCTGTCCATATCCTAACATCGTCTGCTCAATAGCGCTTCGAAGCATAGGGTTTTTTATTCCACTAAATAACTTTGCAATGCCTAACTGTGGCATCGCCCAGCTCATCGCCATCGGCAGCGCCATCTGCACGAGAGGGTTCTTCATCAGTTTGCTAAAAAATCCCATCCTATCTCCTTAAACTCATCAGTCCGCCACGATTAGCGTATTCTATTCCTCTCTTATCCAATTCCTGAATAAGCCTCCACAGATTCATTCCGGGGAACCTGTTGAATATGTCATTCAAATCTATTTTTGATTCATCAAAAGATCCTAGTCGACTCGGATCAAAAGGATCTGTGAAAATTTGATTATTGAAAGGATCATATCCCTCTAAACGACGCGGATCAAAAGGATCATTCTGCAGTCCTCCTAGTCCTCCACCCATTCCTCTCATCATTGGATCATCATATTCCCTATTCCATGGTCCCTCAACTGGTGCGCCAGCTGGTCCACTTTGGGGAAACTTGTGGAAAGCAGGTTCTTGAAAATGTCCTTTAATATTAGGACGAGGATTAAAGTCGTATCCTTTACGAGTATCGAAAATTCCGGAACTTTGAAGTGGTGCGTTTCTTGTGTAGTCAACCCTGTGTGGCGCCACGTAATTCCCGTATCTGGCGTCGTGCATCGGGGAACCTTTTGATGGGCCTCCGTAGTAATCTCTTGAAGCGCCGACGTATTGTGCGCCTTCAGTGGCCCTCGCCATGTTGCCTCCGAATCTTGGATCCGGTGATGACGGGAACGCTACTTCTTCTCTTCTTATTCTAGACATTAAACTTTTCCTACCACTCCTTCTAATAATTTATGAATCGCTACCTTGATCAGAACATCCTGTCGTATGTGTTCACGCTTGGTAGAAGTTGCAGGATCGTTTACATCGTCATCAGCTTCCTTCGCCGACCCGTATTCCTTACCTGTTTGCGTATGAGTAATAGTGATTTCCGCGGGGACCACGATCTTGGGAACTTGTTCCCCGTTGACCTCCACGTATTCTATTACCGCATCATCATTTATAGGCATATTCTCTCCTTATAGCAAGTATTATCTGCATTATCAACCATTATGAGATCTCCAATATCGCCAGATAGACGTTCACCGGCTGCGCGTCATTATTAATCTTCAGTATGTCGCCCGCCTCCATCACTCCGATGTCACCGGAAGCCAGGTAAAAGAAGGATGCAGTGGTCTCATCCGCCACTCCAGTCTTGGTGTTGAGTACTGTTGAATTCATCTTTAAACTTATTTTAGCCGCTCCTCCGGAGTCATTATACGCCCACGCCGTCTTGACGATCGTGGTTGTAGCAGTGGGTACGGTATAGATTGTAGCGTCCCCCGTGCTTGTGACCGTCGTCATGACTTTTTTATAATTGTTGGCCATCTAAGCTAAAAACCATGACATTGCTTCATCTTCGTTCTTTAATTGTTCTGGTGTGTAAGAGAAATTCAGGAGCAGGATCAGCTGATCCAGCGTCTGAATTATCTGGTTGATCTGTTCCTTGCTGTACTCCTCTTGAGCAGCCGGAAGTCTTGGTATGTTTATCTGTGCCATTATCTCATTCCATCCTGTTGCACGTCCGCACGGTATGTGCCATATCGCCATGCAGTATCAATGGCGGAGCTTGTGATCTTAATCGCTCCCTGTCTTCCTCTAGCACGTGTGTCCACTTTAGTGGTGGATGGGGTGACTGCGAAAGGACCGTTGGTGACAGTGCTGCTTGCAGGATACAGTTTGAAATCCAGTTCCACGTTAACCGTTCCTGCTAAATTTTTAAAGTCAGGAATGAAACGCCTGATTGACATCAGTCTTTCCCCTGCTTGAGGAATGACGAACTCCCCTGATTTTATTTCCGAACTTAACGCTGCTCCGTCAGCGTTGTTTCCGTTTTCCTGTGAGTGCATGAAACTTCTTCCGTCAGTAAGTCCTGTGATGGTGCTTATGGTTGCGCTTGAATCAGTGGCGCTGTAAGATGTTGCGTAGGGATATTGATACACTCCCTTATCCGCCCATGAAGAACGTGACAGTGTCCCATTGTACCATACTCTTTCCGCATAGTTATAAGTTGCAGCTCTATCTATAACTGATGATCCATTTGAAGGGTAAAACCAAGTAACTTCATTGAATTCAGTGTTCAATGCCGCAAAAGTATCCTTCTGGGACGCGGCGTCTATGTCCTTGAAAACAAAATCTTCTATCGAACATGGAATCTTTTGAACGGAACCGTCAAACATGAAGAATGAATCAGTCCCCATCCAGAAGGCTCTTCCATTGCTCTCCACTGTTGAGTGCAGTCCGCATGCTCCGCATGCAGATCCTAATTGTGAAAATCCAAATGTGAATGGTGCCCCAATCAGTTGCATCTGATAGAGAGCCGTATCACTCCATATTAACACCGCACCACGCGAACGTTTAGATGATACTAACTTACTTCCAGCCGTCAGTCTTTGGGTTCCTGCGGTGTTTGTAGCTGTCGGAGCCCAGTCATTTACATTCTCCTGATCACACCACCTGATGAACATGTCATCACGAGTGGTAGCTGTTCCAATGGTTGTCTCCGTACCAAAGCATATGACATGCCTGTCAGTACCTGAAACCATCATGAACCTGCTGGATGTAGGTGCGGCGGATACAGTCGTATCTTCCGCCCTTTGCACGGTTGTAGTGCTGGCGGATGTATCCCAGTAATAGAGTCCGCCGTTCAGTTGTTGTGCCAATACGTCTTCACCCCAGTTGTCCAGTGACCATTTACCTGAATCCAATTGAACGCTGTTTGGCGCGGCCAAGGACGCACGGGATGTCCCCCATCCTGGTCCGCCACTGACGCCTCCCCAAGGTCCTGCACCCCACCCGTATCCTAGTATGGAAACGGCTGGATTAGTGTTAATCTGGTATTCGGCTGTAGCTGATCCGCCTGTACGACCTGTTCCGCCTTCCGTTCCTTTTGATGTAATGACATAAACAGATGTTGAAGTTACGGATTGAATTTCGAATTCTCCCTGAAGTTCAGCGGCAGTTATTGAACTGCTGGTGGGAGCCGTGGCTGAAGTGATGGTTACAAAGTCCCCTTCAATGGCTCCATGTGCTGCGTCAGTCACGCTTACATTGCTTGAAGAAGCGGTTGTTTCAAACTGGGTAATGGCGTCCGCTGTAGATCTTATAGGTGTGATGTCGTTCCACGCTCCATTCTGGTATACGTAAAGTTTCTTGTTTGTTCCTGTGATTGCGTATTGATCGCCGTCGAGAGAGAACCATGTGATTATCCCCCTAGCTGCACCTACGAGCGCATCGGATGTGACCTTCGCCCATCCTCCTATCTTTTCTGGAAGCCCATAACGAAAACGAACGTTGTCCGTATTGGTCCAACGTCCTTCTGCACCGTACTCGGTGGATTGTTTGTCAACTCCTGGAGCTACTTGTACCTTGATCAAAGTCATGAAGCCTCCTAAACAGCGCTATCGTAAACGCGTATCCATTTTGTAACACCATTAATTTTAATCATAACGGCACCAAATTTAGAAGCAGCTTCAGCCGTGGAAGAAGAAATACTGGAAGAACTATCGGCAGCTGATGTACCTTTATAGTTAGTGAAGGCGAAATCTGTATCTGCCTGTTCCAATTCTATGCACGGCACCGCTCCTGTCGCACTTGTCTGGGTTACCCCCAGCTTGGCCAGAGGCGCCGCGATTCCAATTCCCACGCGGTCATTGGTCGCTTCGGTTCGAAGCAAGTTAATGTCTGATAATCCTTCAAAACGTGCGTCAGTGTCAATTCCTGCTTCATTGAATACAAAAGCTCCTCCGTCAAATGAAATATCACCCGTGGCGCTTAATGTGCCTCCGGATGAAATGTTTCCTACGTTAGTGAGCACGTCAAACATGGTTGTTCCATCCGTGTAAACTAAATATTTAGTGTCTGTATAAGGCAAGGTGATGGGTGTGCCTCCTGCCGGTCCGAATGTAAGGGTGTATCCTCCACGAGTGGAAGCGTCATGAATGAAGTACCAATAAGGATTGGCCTCACATTCCAAAGCTACATTACCGGATAAAGATCCTTCTAATTTAAGGGCTGCCCTGCTTTGCTGGTCTCCAGTTCCTCCACTGCTAGCCGTTAAAGACACAGTGCCTGAACTGGCGACGCTTACCGCCGCATATCCCTTAAT